CAGTTGTTTCAGCTGGAGCAGGAGTTACGTCTCTTGAAGTTTCCGCGGTAGCGGTATTTTCAGTTGTTTCAGCTGGAGCTGGAGTTACTGGAGTTACTGGAGCAACCGGAGTTTCCGGTTTAGCATCATCCGCTGGTTTAGCCGGATCTACCACTTCAGTATTATCCGCCGGTTTAACTTCATCAGATGGTTTTGCCGGAGCGTCTACTGAGCATTCACCACACTCTTTCTCTTTTTCGTAAACTGGTTTAACCGGAGCTGGTTTGCCTTGTAATTTCGCTAATTGAACTTCAAGTTCAAAAATGCGATCTAACAATACTTCCGCTAAAACCAATTGACCATTGCGGGTCTCGAAATGTTTAGAGTAAAGGTTGATTTTTAAAGGATCGTGAATTTCACCAGAACCAGATAATGGATTTAATGATTGGTTAATATAAGAAACACCATCTACCCCGTTTTCACCTTTGTCCCCTTTAGGTCCGCGAGGGCCTTGATCCCCTTTGTCCCCTTTAGCGCCACGATCACCCTTGTCACCTTTGTCGCCACGATCACCTTTATCGCCTTTTACGCCTTGATCACCTTGATCACCTTTGTCGCCTCGAGCACCTTTGTCGCCGGTTTCACCTTTGTCACCGCGATCGCCTTTAGCGCCTTTGTCACCACGATCACCTTTGTCGCCTTTGTCGCCTTTTTGACCTTGTTCGCCTTTCTCGCCTTGTGGGCCGCGTTCGCCGGTATCACCTTTAGGGCCTTGTGGACCTATTGGACCTACTTCACCGTCTTTTCCGTCTTCCCCTTTAGGGCCCTGTGGACCAGCAGGGCCGGTATCACCTTTAGGACCTTGTGGTAAGCATACAGTATACGGAGCAGAATGGTACATTTGTTCTTTTGCATGTTCATAGCGAACTTGACGTTTACGTTGAACGTCGTCCGCTTTGCATTCGTATTCAAAAGCCATTTAATTTTCCTTTTATTTGTTAACAAATTTAAAGCTTTGCGTAATTTTCGGCGCTTTCGGTAACCGAAAATCGCGCAGTTTTATATCAACCGGAAGAGGTTAGTATAACTCGAAATGAGGACCATCAATGAAAGCTTTCTTTCCAAGCTTTCTTCGTTCCGCGGAGTACTCATTTACAAGATCTTTAGGGGATTTGCTGGTGTCGTTTAACACAGCCCAAGCGCCGCCCCAACGAACTCTAACACTAAGCTCTTTCGCTGCTGCGCTCACCGCTTCTACAATTGGGTAGAATTTTGCTAAATCCCATGAAAGGGGATATGGAGCCACGTCAACTGCATGACCAAAGCCATCTTCTTGCTTTAAGTGGTTGGATTTTAGAGTTTGAGTTAATTTTTTCGCTAATAATTCTTTTTGACGTTCTAGCGTTCTTACTCCTTCTGTAATAGAGAAGTCTTGGCTAGATTTTTGAATGGCAAGGTTCATCACTTTGACTAAATCTGGATGAACACCTTGCAATTTTTGAATTGAAGATTTGCCGAATTGATAGGCCATTAAGTTATACCTCTGTAAGTTTACACTATAGTGTATTATATTGTTATTTTATATTTAAGTATTAGATATTCAAAGTAATCGTATCAATGATATACTCTTTAGATCTTGGTTTGTACATATTTCCATACAACGTAAATCCAAATTCTACCATTACTTCGTTATTCGAAAATTGGTCGATTTCTGGCGGTTCGAAGGTAACTGAATCTAATTGTAAGCGAATACTGGATTCTTGTTGCTCTTCCACCATTTTGAAAGTATAGAATGGATTGAAGAAGCTCGCGACTTGTTCCACTAACATCATCGCATCGTTCATCCCGCGAGTAATCAAATTCAAACGAACGGCGATATTGTAAGGACTTGGAGCACTCGTCATATACGCGAACGCGTTCTTATTCGTAAGACTCTGCATCGTTAGTTCGCGTTGGACCGCGACGTTTTTGTTGTTTTGACGATTTTGGTCATACGTCATAGAATCGATGACAAGGCTTGCTCTTGGTAAAAAGTTAGTATTACCATTCATCAATTCCGAGAATTCATGCTCTTCGATGGTTAAGAGTTTCTCGCGGTTACCATAAAACACCGGAAGTTTACGTTGATAAACTTTACCGTTAGCTAGATATTCCACCCTTAAGTTACTAAAGAATGCTAACATCCCCGCTACATACTTACGTATGGTGTTTGGGTGTTGTTCGAGTTGATCTTGCGTTTCTTGGGTTTCCGCATTAGCGGTTGTTTCCGGGTTTTGAGAGTTTTGGTCACCTAAACTCAAACCATTGTATTTCAACAATTCGATTGTAGTCGAATCTTGACCAATTTGGATTCGGGTATTGAAAGCATTCTTAGGTTTGGAAACTTTTTGAACGCAAAACTCTTTCTCACCGGATAATAGATTATCGCGTACTTGGTCTAATCTCTTAATTGCATTTTCCGCGTCTACGCGCTGATTTGCAAGATCCTGGTCAAACGTTTGCTCTGCATAATTCCAGCTTGGTTCCAAGTTTGAATCGCTTAGCTTTTTCTCAACCTTGAGATAGCTACGAGGGTTCTTAAGTTCTTGTTTATCACAATCATCCGTTTCCGGGGAACAAAAGTCTTTGCAGTCGATTTCAATTGTCATTTCGGGCCTCTTAAACGATTGATGATATCTGCGGAACTAATATGCGATTGTTCTTCAATATTCAACACATTGGTAGTATGCACGGTATGCGGGGTATTGGATTGATTGATCTTCGTCAAATTAACCAAGATAGTAGAAATTTCTTTATAAGATTGCATAAACAACTTAACACTTTCGATTTGAGCTTTGTTTAATTCGCTGTAAGCGGAAACTAACAAGGCGCGGGATTCCCCTTCACTTAAGACCAATTCTTCTGTTACACTTTCCAATACTCTTCGAGAATTTTGAGTAGTCTCTCTAAGCATAGCTCGCATATAACAAAAATCTTCGATCATCGCCTGTACGTCTACGACGTCTGCAGCGATTTCGGTTACCGGAGCCAATGATTTAGTTTCCGGTTCTTCCGCGTTTGCAGTGATTAGTTGACCTTCTAAAGGTTGTGCGGTTTTCGGAGTAACCAAATACGACTCAAGTTCTTCCGTAGTAGTTAAGATATCTTCCGAGATCTCAACATTCTTGGTAAGCTCTTGAGTAATTTTGTTCATCTTGTTGTTTAAGTGTTCAAATTTCTCTAAATTCATTTGGTTATAGTATTAATACAATTAAAATATTTATTTAAAACAAAAACCCCAAAATTCTTTCGAACTTTGAGGTTCTTAATTTAGTTCAACTAAACTAACAGATTAATCGATTGGGTAACGATCATGGAGGTCTGTATAACCACCGATGTAGACATTGTTCAGCAAAATTACCGGAACAGTACGAACAGGATGATTTGCTACTTTTGATAGCTCTTCAGCCGTCCAGCCCAATTCCTGATAGTTGATGTATTGCACGTCGCGGAAGTAACCTTGTTCTTCCAACATGCTGGCTAATTTTTTGGCTTTTTCACAATATGGACAGCCTGGGCGACCGTAAATCACTAATGACATTGAAATTTTTCCTTCTTTAAGTAAAAAATGTAGTATATTTATAAAATCTGCATCTTCGCTTCAATTCCTAACGAGTTTCTTGCGAGGAATCGCGCGATGTGGCCAATGCAATCTATTTGATCCCGGAACTCTTTAATAGGTGAAAGCATTTTCTCACCCGGAAATTCTGGTGAACTGAATTCTTGGTAAATGATATAACTTGGATGAATCTTACCAGAAGGTTTCACCCAAAATAAAGTATTGTTTTCTGTTCTACGAGGATCGTAAAATCTTAGATCGCTGTTAGGGAAGATCTCGTCAATCTCCGCTTCTACATATTCCATTTTTGCTCCTATGTTAAATTCGGCTAACCCAAAACTTTCTCGGTTAATACCATAAAATTGCAAGATTTCGCCTTCGCGAAGTTTCTTGCCGCTTCCCATTTCGCTTGGTTTACTAAGTAAGTGTTAAGCTTAGCCCCGTAACGCTTATCGTTCTTCCTAGGCATCTTGGTTTCACTGGAAGATTTGATCTCTACAATAAAGATGTCTCCGGTAGTAAACTTCAACCAAATATCCGGGAAATATCTATGAACCTTCCCGTCTACGGGACTCAAATAAGGAATGTGGAATGGTTCTAAACTCCACTCCTCAATCTTTGGGTTATGGTCACAATATTTGAAAGCTTTGAGTTCTAAACCGGACTTATAAAGAACACAGAGATTACCTTCTATAATCTTCGTGCTCTTCATATGATCATCTATCGGTAACTTAAACTTTGCAGGATGCGTTAGCCGATAGTATCCCTGCTTAGGTTTCTTCATATAATATTAGATTTCGTTTAAAATGTCTACTAAATCTTTCAAACTAATACCAAATTCTTGAGTATTTTGTTTCTTGCATTTAGCACATTTAAACTTAGTTTCGAAAAGAACTCCAAACATCTTCTCCCCGAATAATTTAGCTACCGCTAAAAAGTCGACTAATCGCATTTTTAGAATATCGAAATCATCACCTTGATTATGGGCATCCAACCACTGTAACATAAACATTCCGATACTAGCAGTCGGAGAATCGATATGCCCAACATCTTGGATAATTTCGGGACGAACGAATTCGAAGATGTAATGCGTACCTTTGGTACCATCTTTGCCATCTTTTCCGGTATATTCGATAAAGAATCGCTCTTTTGAACTAGAGGATGTTTTCATTACTTTAGCTAATTCAACGGCGATTGGGTTTTCGTGACCGCAATGCTCGCATTCGAAATTTAGCGGAGCTACCACTTCGAGGTCTTGCATAGCGTTCAACAAAACATAGATTTGTTCCGGTTGGGATAATCTCTTGCCTTCTTCTCCGAAGACTTTAGCAATCAAAGATTCTTCCGTAAACGGTTCATTACCTTTAGAAATGAAAAATCCAAGATCTAATTCAAATTTTGGTAACTGAAACTCTACATCTGGTGGTAATTTTGTTTCTGTTGGTTTTGTTTCAACCGGTTCAGAAGAAGTCGCTTTAGCGAAATCTCCCAATCTTGCGGGTTTTGCCATTTTTATCTCCTTAAAACTAATGATATGGTTTAACTAAATTCAAAGTAAGTAACATATTAGGGCCAGCAATACTTAATTTTGAGCTCCAAATTAGGAACAATCCGGATTGCCAGAAATCCCCTTGAGCTGGTAGATTAGGATCTTCTACTCGGGCGTTCTCAAAATAACTTACCGGGATCGCGGTCATTGGAACCACCGCTTTCGCAGATCCAGGAATTACAATGGTAATAGGAACTAACTTGATCTTAGTCGCATAACTTTGCTGCATTCGATAGTACATATAACGCGGATGCGTAATATTTTGGGTGACTAAATTCCACGGAGCTCCGTATTCTGCGCTTGGCGTTTCATTTTGTTTAATCAAACCATCCGATACTGGGTAAGGATTGATTACTGCAGCATCAAAATAAACACCAGGATAAGTTTCTGCTTTAGTTAAACCGATATCATTAGGATCTACCGCTTCCCCGGAAGTCTCTGTCCATTTGAAAGGTTTCTTCACCGCGGTGTAATACGTATGCTCTTTCTTAGCTTCTGTACTTAAATCTGGGTTAATTTCCCCCGCAAATTCTTGAATTTTCCAAGGCAGGTCACTTTCAATTTGTTTACCAAAGGTAAAGGTGTGTTGTTGCCAACCTTTATTGGTATTGTCAAATTTTGCGTAGATATTATCTTGCACGTAATCCGGATAGTTTTGACTAATCGCATCCAAGTGAACAATATCACTCCAGTTAACTGCGACAATCCCACCATCTTGAGGATTGGCATACAACAAGAAATTGTCTTTTGCCAGTTCTTCAACTAGGTAGCTCAACGTTGGACCATTGATCGGAGTACAAAAGTTCTCCCAGAATACTCCACGTTCGCTAGTAGGAACCCCAGAATAAGATTTGAATGGAATGTTATGTGCTTTGAAGAACTCTTCTGTGATTTCTAAGATAGTTTTCTTCTCAAAGCATTTCCACCAAATCACTTTATGAAGATGAACCCAATGCTCTTTATCAAAACCTAAGGTTACCATTGTAGTCTTCTTACCGTGCTGGTGTGTCATTGAGGTGATTACTCCCGTATACGGGCGCTCTCCCGATTTGAAATCCTGCAACATAAACACAATCTTTTTACCTACCGGATTGAATTGCATCCCGGTAGCATCCAAGGTTCGGAAAGCTTGTGAAGTTATGGTGATTTGACCCGGTTCTCCAAGAATTCCGACTCCGGAAAATAGGGAAGTTTGGATGATGTGGTCGACTATGATTGGTTTATCATTGATTTCGACCCCAAAGAAATCCGCCTTCCCATGTAATGTTTGAACAATTGACATCTAATATGCTCCGTTAATAAGAGAATTAATTATATGTAATGTTGGATTTCTTAACAAAGATTTCTACGATGTCGTGGTTAGTAGGGATATTCGCGTAAGCGAAACCATCCTTACGCCAAGTACAAGAAAGATATTCGCTTGGGGTGATGATAAAACCATCGTAACGATATTCCGCGTTTTCTAAAACCCGGGAAATCACCGCAATTCGACCATCGCGAAGTTTTACCAAATCGAAAGGTTTGCGATCATTCCAATACCAAGTATCGTACGGGACAGAAACAAAATCTAAACGTTCTGGTTCTTTATGCAATAAACGATCTTTCAAATTATAATACGCCCAATCCGGGTAACCATCTTCATTGAAAGTAGTAATCGCATTGTTGGCTGGATCTAATACAAACATTCCGTTCTGCGCAATATCGACGACCATCGCGTCCCGCAATTCATCTTTCTCGGTGTTGTAGATTGGATAGATTTGAAATTTTAAGTATTCTTTAGTTTCGAGCGTTTCGTGTGTTTCGATGTTTTCAGTTAGTTCGGTCATTTGATGCTCCTGCTGTATATTAGATCAATAGAGATTCATTAGTCGAAAGTTTCGACTAATAGCGATTCATTGATCGTTTTACGATCAATAGATATTTTTAATTAGATGTATTATAATATACTTCATTACATTAATCAACTTACAATTTATAGGAGTAAGAAATGCCATCAAGTACTAATTCTAACGTAGCGGCAAACACCGGAAATACTAATACCGGAAATACTAATACCGCGAATACCGGGGGTAAAGCCGATAAGCAGGTAATGGATGATAAAGTCAAAGAAGCTTTCGAATTTGCCGCTAAGGAACTCGGAATGAAAATCAAATTTGAGGGGGTTTACGTAGTCATCGATTCCGAATGCCCTCCAGGAACGGAAGATCAACTCAAAAAAGCCGAGGAAGAGTGTAAGGAAGCTGAGGAGGCTACTGCAAACTCATAAACTATTAAGGTTTGTAAAAAACTCCAGGATTTACGCGGAAGCGATAACTTGGAGTTTTTTTGAAAAGTTAAAAGTTTCGGTAACCAAAACTCAACAACACTATTTTCAAAAGTTATTTCAAGCATAAAAAAATCTCGAAATTTTTCGATTATACCCGGTATGGTAAGTTTCGATAGTTTCGAGATTTTTATTATATTAAAGCATTACCACTTTACTTATCACACAGCCAACGTTTAGCGGCTACCGCGGCCATATCGTAATAACTGTTACCAGTAACTCCGTTGCCATCCACATTGGTTAATTTCTTAGATCCAGCAGGACCTAATAAGTGCGCCGCGGCGACTGCACCAAATTTATCCTTGATGTCTTTTGCTCCGGTATATCGACTACCTAATTGTCTAATCTGACTGTTAGTATAAGCAGCCCAAGCATTATGCTGCAATTGGCGATCCGCCAGGAATTTCGATTTCGATAAGCCGTTATTCCAGTTTGCAGGATTTTCTAAACCTCTGTTGCTAGTACCTCGTTTAACTAATCCAGCTTCAATTAACGCGGCCGCGCCCATTTGGAACTCACCCAAATATCCGTCCGGATTGACCACCGAAACACGGAAATCGCTTTCAGAGGAAGCCATAATCTTCGCTAAAGCTGTAGTTTGTTGCATGTTCATACCGGTTATGGTTGGCCCTAGATAAGTCCATCCTGGTTTGTTCTCTGCTTGTTTGATCTTACGCATACCACGAGCATCTGCTCCTTTAGCATTAGGGTCGCACGCGTTATCCACTTTGTTACCTTGAGTTTCATCATTAGGAGCATTAGCCTCTTCACAATTTCCATCATGCGGAACTGCTTGAACCCCAAGACCACAAACCATTTGAATTGGAACTTCTTTACCAGAAGCTTTCAAACATTGGTAACGCTCTGGAGACATTTTAGTTTCACAAACTTTAAAAGGTTCTTTGGTACCGTTACGGTCGATATAGATGTTTTTAGCTTCATCTACTAACTTAGCCATTTCCTCTTCTAAGGTTCCAAGATCATTTTGAGGTGGCAAGTCTTTATTACAAGAAGTATTACCTTTATCATCCGTTTGAGGTTTACACTCTTTATTCTTCTTGTTTTGGGAATTGAAAGTACCGTTAAAACGAGAACCTGGGCTGCTACAATAACATAAGTTTGGCGCGAACACCCCCTGAGCAGTAAGATGACCGTTTACGGTAACATTACTATCAATGATAGTTTCGCATTTGTCTAAGGTGATTTTAGCACAACCGGAAGATAATACAAGTTTACCATCACATTCCATTACGATTTCCGGACCGCAAGGAGTACCCAAACGGATTCTTCGATTAGCATCATCTAAGTGAAGCTCAAAACCATTCGGAGTTTTGATATGGACTTGAGGATTGGCATCATCCATTTTGAATGAGTTGCCCGCAGGAGTATTAAACATCCAAACTTTTCCGTAGTTATCCCCTTTGGCGTCCGGATTGAAATCGCTGTTTTCCGGACTTACATCTCCTGGACTATCGGTATCGTGCCCCACGAAGACTCCAACGATGACAGGGCACTGTATATCCTGTTGTTCAAATTGAACCCAGACCGTGGTGCCTACCTGGATTACCCCACTATATCCCACGCCCTTATGGAGCGCGAAGGCGGTAGATCCTGCAGTCTCTGCCCATGGCAGATTATCGTCAGCTTCTTGATGCATACCCCAAACGTAAACTCGACAGCGTCCTCGTTGCATAGGATCCTGGTTATCAATAACCGTACCTCTTAATAATGACATATTTCGTTAGCTCCTTTTGTTTAACGAGTTTAATAAGTTTAATATTTAATTGATGATTTTGTTATAATAAACATACTCAAAAAAAATTTTTTTTTTCATAGTTGCAGAGTTTTGGTAACCGAAACTCTCAAAGTTCAAAATAAAAAAAAATCTCGAAATTCTCGATTATACACTATAGTGTAAGTTTCGAAGATATCGAGATTTTTATTAGTGATTAGATGATGTTTTATTATAATACAATCATACTAAAAATATTCGAATACTCACTTGCGGTGAAGCTTCGAAAACTTTTTTTTTTTAAACCCTCAAAGTTTCGGTTACCAAAACTCGAAAAGTTCAAAATAAAAAAAGCGAGAATACCAGACTCCAACAAAGTTGGAATCATAATGGTAATTCTCGCAATACTCAGGAGGTATTCTGTTTAGATAACGTTATACTGGTTAGACGTCATCTGGAATTTCTTTAACTTGTAAGAAGTCTCTTACCGGATCATAAGTGATTTCATCTCCGTCGATCTTCTCTAATCGAACTAATCGATTCCATCGAGCAATTCGCATAGCTGGAGTCATCCAGTCATTTCGACGATCGTCGGTATCTGGGAGATATAATTGATCACAAACAATTTTGTTCTCCAAATAATCTTCCGCTCTTGCCCCTAACTTAATCAATTCATCAATTTGTGGTTTGGTTAAATTATCGAATTTCTTAACCCAGTTAGCATCCGGAAGAGGTAACAGACCTTTACGAGCTTGTTTTACAATGAACGCCGCATCTTCCATTTTCTTAACTTGATTCAATCCGTGTTTAACTAATTCATCAAAGTCAAAAGTTACCGGAACATCCGTAGGTTCATAATCTAAATGCCATTGTTGTTCTTTCAATGTCGGATCAAACAATTCTTCCTCGCGACGTTTAGCTTCAAATTCTTCACGACGTTTGTGGAATTCTTCCCCGAAAACTTCCTTATGTTGAGCTCTGTTAGCAGGTTGTAATTCATTGCTGAACATCGCTAAATCTTCTAAACCTGCTTTTCTTCGCGCATCGCGAATTTTCTTTTGCTCTTCCAATTTGATGAACTCTTCTTCAGCTCGCGGAGCTCCAAAGCTGGCGAAAACGGCTTGTTGTTCGATCATATTGTCTAAATGACCACGACCAGTTTGTTTGTCATGTTCATAACGAGCATCGAATTTCTTCGTCATATTGTTCAACAAAGTTTGTTGACGTTGTTCGCGATCTTTACCGACTTCTTTGGTTTCTTCTTGAGCGCGTTCTAACTTATCCAAAGCTTCGGTAAGTTTTGAAGAACCTAAAGCCCATTGACGCATAACACCTTCAACCCAACGATCTTCTTGAGTTTTCTTCTGATATTGTTGACGCCATTTGATCGCCTTCTTAAACAAACCAACCTCTAAACCTTGATCTTTGAATTCCAATTCAAGTTCTTTTTGCTCGGTTTTGAGTTGTTGCATTCTGGTTTGAATGTTCATCCAGCGTTCCGCAAACTCATCAAAAGATTGTTTAGCTTCGCGCTCTTGTTCCAGAACTTGACTTACGGTTTGACCTTCTTCATTAACTCCAAATTCGTTAAAGGTAGTCATGGCGTGTTGACTTGGAATTTTGTTACCTAAGTCATCGATAGTGTAGAATGGTTGATCGAACTGAGAACTGTTGATCTCTACAGATGGGGCTTTGCCGTGTGTAAACACCAAATCTTCCAACTCGCGAGCTTCCGGGTCTTTCGCCAGTTGTTCTTCGCTAAAGAAAGTATTCTTAGTATGAAGATCATGTACCGGAACTACTTTAGGTTTTAGTAATTCCGGATCTTTAACATTTGGTAGGTCTAAATCCTGCGGTACTTGTAAGTCTTGAAGGTCGGTCATAATTCTGTTACTCCTAAATTCTCGAAAGTTTACGTTTTAGCGTATATCTTCGTTACGTTATAATTTTGATTTGATGTAAATTTTTGCTTGAATAGATGATTTAATATTATAACTAAATTCATCCATCGCATTGCTTAATTTAATGATATCATTATAATCTTTAATCCCAGAAAGGTCAACTGAATTTGATAAAATTTCCAGCACTTTCCAATGTTGGGTTCTTGGATTGTTTAGATGAGCTAGCATCCCTTTGTAACCGGCAGAATCGCGGTCAAAGCACATTACCACTTCGAAATCTTTCAAAGCTTCTTGCATTTCCGCTGACGCGGCGACTCCCAAAACCGCCCCAACATTTTTGAAACCAAAGAGTTCTCTTAAACTCAACGCATCGAAAATACTTTCTGCGATGTAAACCGGTTCATTAGAATCTCGGATATCCAACCAAAACTTTTGAACGGTGTCATCTACCAACCAGATGTAGAATCTTTTCTCTTGTAAAAATCGAATCCAAACCCCTTGTAGTTGTCCAATTCTGTTACGCATTGGAATTACAATAGAATCTGGAACCTGATATTCCTTACCTCGATAATTGAACGATCCTTCGAAATCATAAGCTTCCAAATCCACAGACAATCCACGGGATTTGAGATATTCTCCGGCAGGAGAGTTTTCTTTTACGCGATTTTGCAACAAAGGACTAAACTTTGATCTTTGGATCATTAACCGGAGGTTATGTTTGAACTCTGCTAATTTTTGACTGATATCCATTATTTGATTAACCCTAATTTACGGAAATGTTCCAACGTTTTATGAAAGGTATCTTCCAATTGGGTTGTTTTGGTAATATCGATACCTTCTTCGTATTCTTGTATTAACCAAAAGAATGCACCATATTGAGATTCGTCCATTTTGGATGGTTTAACATCTAAAGTGATCTCTGCTAAAATAAACTCTTCATCTAAAACGGGTTCGTACACGAACATGGTTACCACACCGCGATCTTCACTTAAACATAATTCCGCATCATGCGTTACCCGCAAAATTCCGTGGTTCCATTTAACGTCTAAAGTTCTAACCCCTTCCGGTTTGTAAGTAGTGATATTTGAATAAGCCATTTTAAAATCTCCCGATTAACTTAATGTTTGTATTATAATAGAACTAAAACATAAAATCAACCCTCTTTTGAAAAAAAATTTTTTTTTGAAGTTGTTGAGTTTCGGTTACCAAAACTTGAAAGTTTCAATTTCAAAGTTTTTTGGGCATAAAAAATCTCCGCTTTCGCGGAGATTGTTTAATGTATAATGCAATGTAAATTTCTTAGATTAGATACTGTCTAATAAGCTATCTAAATCGTTAGATTGTTCTTTGTGAAGAATTTGAGCTTCGGTTAAGCCGGTTGCGTCAACCACTTCAGCAGATTTTGCGCCTTGCGCAGTTGCTGGAGTATCACGGAACATTACGTAATTTAACTTCTCTTGTAATTCTTCATAAGATTTGTAAGCTTCTGGTTTTAAGAAATCATCTAAAGGATAGCAATTTTCTTTAATGAAGTTAACCGCTTCTTCTTTAGAATCAAACACTGAAGTCACGGCATCCACTACGGAAGATTTTTCATAAGTGATGAAACCGGTAGCTGCTTTACTTGACACCAATTTGAAGTTATGACCTTGTAAAGGATTGAATAAAGCTTTTGGCTCTGCTCCTAATGCGCGGTCCGCGTCTGATGGGAACATCGCGTTTTCTAACATCAATTTAAGACTTTGAGATAAGTCCAGTAAGAAAACTTTACCCTCATTAGCCGGTTCTGCTGGATCTTTGATTACAAGAATGTTCGTATAGAAACGCGTTTGACGCGCGAATTGACGAGCTTCTTCTTTCTTACCAGCTTGCCATAAGTCAGCCCACATTTTGTGGAATGGATCTGGTTGATTGATATTTTGCGGAGATAACTCAGAAACCCAACGACGCTCTGCACCTTTCTGACCATTACAATTAATACGGTACAGTTGTTGCAAAAGTTTCATATTTGGGTCTGGTAAGAATCGGATGATTGCGGCACCGTTACCGTTTTCGTCGCGTTTGAGTTTATAGAAACGATCGTCACCAAAATCTGATTTCTTTTCACCGAAAGCTTGTTCTTGTGATGATGCTAATTTGTCAAAATCGAATGATTGAATGTCCATAGAATTTTCCTCTATTAAAAAATTGAACTATTGAATTGTTTGCGTAAATTGAATATCTTAATCAAATTACAAGATTATAATATAATCACTTCTGTAATTTGTCTACTAAAATTTTCTTAAATTTTTACAATCATCCGCCCCGCGGAATGATTGTAGTATTTAACTTACTAGCTCACTAGCTTACTCGCAACCTTCAGTGCAATGAAGATATTCGCAGAGCTCCAAGAATTTGGAGTTGTGTTTATAAACAGGATTCCAAAATCTGGATTTTTCAATCCACTCTTTTGGTAACTTATCCTTAGAGTTATTATAGTCGCTAACCGGAATGCCTTCAAACATTTTGTTAAAAATATTCAGTTTTTGACTCAAACCAAAGTTCGCCTGTCTTACTAGATCTTCCATACAAAGTTCATAACCTTCTAATCTTTTCGTTATGCGATAGAATTTCTCAAAGTTTAAGAACGAATCAATGTCTTTAAGATCTATCGAATCTCTTACTTTCTGAGATTTCTCCCCAAACACTTCAAGTTTTTGCGTCTCCGCAAATTCTTTGATATTTTGATAGTTGGTTAAACTTAGATTACATTTCGTTTTCGAGTTGATCGAGGTAACCGAATTGAAGTTCAGGCTGCACAGTCTCGCAAAAGTTTTGCTACTATCAATGTTCCAAAGCTTACGATGATATTTCAAAATCGCCAAGAATCTCCCTACCGGAGACAACGAGCGATCCCCATCCTCATTGAATACTACGCCACTGATAGTATCGTTGCCTTGCAGGATGTTAAACTTCTCTTCTTCTAAACTAGGTACGAAGTTTTTGGTTACCCGTTTTATAAAACATTCAATACTTCCAGAATTTCGACTACGTCGAATCATTTGGATGCTTTGAATAACCGGAATAACGTTACCTGGGTCATAATGATAATGAGATCCCCTTAATCCCATTACATTCACCCCAACGCTTACGCTAGGGCTATACACAATAGCTCCAAGTTTTGCCAGCTTGTAATCTTCTAAAATCTGGTTTCTTACTTCCATCGAAGTGCCGGAATTGATCAAACCTACCGAGACCCCTGCGGATTCTAAGAAATGCTTAATACTTAAACCCGCAGATACACTAACGCAACTTACTACCAAACCACCAGCTCGATTGTTTATGATAGATTGCAAGAATGAGCTAACATCTTTATGAATGATGACATTTGTTGGATCCTTAGTTTCGTTGCTTACCCAAATCACGTTTTTGAATTTAGTAGGAATCAAATCCAGCGCAATCTTCTCCATAAAGGCATCGCATATCATCATACTCCGAGATTTGTTCATCAAAGCCAACATCTTCGAAAGGTTATGTTCCCGGTTGCTTGCAATGCTGGAAGTGATATGTTCACATAAAGTCATAAATTCGTCAATGATGATAGTATCAAAATGATTCACTTTAGTGTCGATTTTGTATAAACTATCAAACTGACAGATGAATAATCTTGTATTGTTTTCTAACTTATGTTTATTATAAACTCTAACCCCATCTTCTTTGAAACGCTCATAGAATTCATCCGCTAACGAGACTCGAGGAGTAATAATCAGGCAAGAATTTGACTTATTCATAAAATCTCGGATTACTCGGGTTTTTCCGGAACCCATTGGAGATCTGAGAACCAAACAACCTTCATTACTAATACAAGAATTAATCTCTGCGTTCAAATTTGCCGAATCTAAAGATCCAAGCTCTACACTCTTGTTCTCATAGATACGTTCTTTATTACCCCAATCTAAAAGTTCCTTTACCGGAATACTAGATCTAAAGTTCTCAATTTTGTAACGACGCTTAAATTCTTTTTGAATATCTACCCGCTCACCGGTAATCACGTTAGTAATTTGAAATGGATTGCTATCAAAGAATACAAAATCTCCCATCTGCTCGTTTACGAGAATAACGGATTCCTTGTATTCATCTCTTACTTCAAAACCAAGCTCTTTGAATAATCCCAAACAAACTTGGCGAATATCCGGAGTAAACTGCCAGCACATCGCATCTTTGAATTCATCCAGATTGAACAAAAATCCATCTTCATTGCAAGTTAAGATTCCGTTATGACCGCTTGCGGTAATCTGGGCTTTTCGGTAGAGACTCGTATTGATCTTAGCCAGCTTCGGATCTAATAGTTTCGCTAATTTTTTAGAATCCTGCAAAATTTTAGATCTTGTTGATCTAGGTATGCAAAGCACAATTCTAAAATTAAAACTAAACAAATCATCCGAAGATTTTGTCTTAAAAGACACATGTCGGAATGGTTTGAATCTTTGCAAAATCAAATCTCTCGAATCTTTATCCTGCACATCATTAAAATCCAAGATCATATACTCGCTAGAGTCTGCGATATGTCGTTCTAAAAAGGCAGATTTTCTCGAAGATTGTTTTGAACATCTTAATGGAAAGTTTAAGATATAGTACTTTTTGAAAAGCCCTGCTACCTCTCGCATCCCGAAGATTTCTTTGTTTTCAAATTCGAAGATCTTCGGATCTTCCAACGTACTAGTTGGAAACTTGGTATTGGAGGTGGCGGAGTGTACAATAGTGAAAATCATAGAAAGTATCGCTCCTTAATAACAATGTAAGTATTTTAATATAATAATGTATAGATTTCAATAAAATGTGGTAGGATTCTATAAATAATTATACGCGTAAAAACTAAGGAAACATTATAATGGCAACTGAAAATACAGAAAATGCGGCAGTTCGAACTTTCGAAGTTCCTGGAGACTTCGTCATCGAAGACATCTACACTAAACCACAAGACAAAAATGAAAAATTGATCAATGATGTTGGTCAACTCATCTTTGAAACTTTTGGTAAACGAAAAGAAGAAAAGAAAGAGAAACCAGCTAAGATCTTAAAATCGGATGATCAAATCGATTTGAGATTGGCTCAACTTGGAATCGACAACAATTTCAAAATGTGTAAAGACAAAGATGGTAAATTAAGTTACCGCTCTCATACTTTCCATATTAGTTGTAAAACTGAGTAAAAAATTCATTACTTCAGAGTTTCGGTCACCGAAACTTGAAAGGTTCAAAAAAAAAATCTCGAAAATTTACACTTCGGTGTAGTCTTCGAGATTTTTTTATTTTGATTTGTTTATATTACAACACTCATCTCTTACAATTTGACGCTATCGTTCTTAAACAAAGAATCAAACCAATTTCCAGAAGGTAACAAAGAATCTAAGTCATCCAAACCGGAAAGATCTAAATCTGGTAACTTCAAATCCATATCTTCATCGATAGGATTTTGATCTTTGAGTTTACTCAAATCCAAAGATTGTTCCACTTTGTCTAAGTCGTTATTGTTTGGCTTAACATCAAAAGATTTGAACATTTCGTTGATCGAAGATCTCAAATTTTGAATGCCTTTGCGAGATAATTCTTCCATCGTCGATCTCCTTAGTTACCCAAAATTGAACCTAACGCCGCGGCACCGTTCTTATCGGCTTTCTCTTGTGCTTTCTTAGCTTCTTCCGCTTTCTTAACCTCTTCGGCTTTCTTACGATAAGATTCTGCGTCTTTCTTAGCGGCTTCCGCTTCTTTAGCCAATTTTTGAGCTTTGTTATACTCTTCTTCGACTTTCTTACGAGCTTGGTCCTTCTGCTCTTTAGTTAAAGTTTTAGAAGCTTCCACTTCTTTGAGTTTCTCTTTGAGCTCTTTAACTTTTTCTTGTTGCTCTTTGGCTTCTTTAGCTTTAGTTCTCGCGGTACCGCGGGCTTTCTCTTCTTCCGGTGAAATAGAGCCAACCGCGGATTCCAACCAATCAGTTACCCCGCCTAAAGTATCACCCAAAGTTTCCATCGCATAATCGGTAACTTTGCTTACGTATTCTCCGACCACTTCGCTTGCCGCATCAATTACCGTTGCGGTGGCTCCGGCTAACGCCGCGTCTTTCATTCGGTCACCAAGATTATCGAAGTTTCCGGTAGCGATGGAATCTACTAATACACTACCAGCAGAGTTCACGGCATTGCTTACCGTATCCGCGACTAAGTTACCGGTATAATCTCCAAAGATCCCGCCTACGGCGCCACCTAGGTTATTACCAATAGCACTTGAAAGCCCCCCGATAGCCCCGCCAGCAATTCCCGCTACGGCGCCTAGCGCACTATTTGAAAGACCGCCTAGCGCCCCTAATGGATTAGATCCCAAACCACCAAACTTACCGGGGAATACGCTTCCTAGGCTTCCGCCTAAACCGCCGGAACCCCCGCCCAATTTCGGAATACTCGCGGTCGCGATACTTGGACTATTACGAAGTTTACCGCCTTGTAGTCTTAGCGATTCATCATAAACCTTGTAAACTTCCGCATTTGGAGCTTTCGCCTCTTCGAAAGTGATCTCAATATCAAATTTCTTCGGAGTACCAGAAAGGTGAACTTCCCCATTCTCCATAAAGGTAACGTTGATTGTTTTAATTACTAGATTATTATACAATAATTGAGATTGAACTAACGGATTACTAAATTGAATTTGCCAATAGTGTGGTGATAACAATTCCACCTCACTAACGGATTCTGGTAAACTAAATTCTTTGATACGGGCGCATAGCGCAAGACCGTTCATAGCATCTTCATGATTTTCCGGGATGACTGTCCATCTTAACGTAAAGCTTCTTGGATTCACCCCTTGGAAGTTTTGCCAGAATCCAGGATCGTTGATGATTTGTCTACGACCGTTGATCGCAGCGGCTTCCCTTGCGTAATCCATCAGCGGGCCTTGCAATTGCATCATTTTCTTAGATGGACGAGTCACCATACCGCCAGCTACGGAACCCATAGCCGCTTGATGCATGCTGTTGTCTCCCAATACGGTTCCTGCGATTACGTTAGAACCTAAAACGGAAGCATCTACCAAATCCCCGACAAATCGGCCTGCAGTCTTAGCTCCGTTAACTACTGCTTCCCCCCCAGGAACCGAGCTAGCCAAAGCATCCACGGCTTTAGTAGCAAATTCTTTGGTGTCGCCAATATAGCCTTGGATTGAATCGTTAAAAGTCCCGCCATTTTTGAGGTAGGAAGCCCAACTAGACCCAGCTTGATACGCCGCTCCGACAATTTGTTGGTTAAAACCGGAAGGAGAAGAGTTCCAGTCTATTTGAGTAGTTTCCCCAATCCCTAACGGCATTGGAAGGATTGCGGTGAACGCCAGTTTAGTACCTGGGATTTTTCTAAATCTTCGGTTGTTTGCGCGAGCATTCGCTAAATACGCGGACGCGTCGCCATTGAAAGTTTGCGCGCGTTTCTTAGCTTTGGTATTCTTTTGTTTATACTCTAAAGTTTGATCTACGCTTCCAGCGATATCTTTCAAACTATAATCATTCGCAAAAGCCATCAACATCACGTAACCGGCACGGTACGTGCGATTGTTTTGATGAGGAAAAACTAAGATATCTTTTACTGGGTCAACCGCAATAGTAATATCCTCACCAGCTTCCTTTTTAGGATCGGCGATCTTTTGAATGTTGATTGCGGTACTTGCTACAGATCCAGCGACGCCGCCAGCTCCGCCAGTAGGATTAACGGCGGTACTTGCTACAGATCCAGCTACTGCACCCAATCCCGGTGCTGGTGTCGGGGCTAATCCCATCTAATATTCTCCTTTACCTCTAAATTCTCATCTACGTGAATTATCTCGCGCGTCTAAATTGGGTGTTATTTGGGTAACCAAAACCGGTAAATCCTTCCACCCCTAATGTAAATGTGGTTCGTTTAGTATACAAATCCTTGCCAGGGCCATCTGGTGAATTCTCTTCAAAATACGGGGATTGCTCTAAACGACCTTCTTCGTCTAATCTATAGTTATATGTAATATCGATATCGATAGCATTTGCTTGACCATCTTGGTTTGCTTTGATATCAATATTTTCAATTTCCACCGCCGGCGGAAGATTGACATCTAATTGATTGGCGATGTGATTTCGGATGGCTACGATGGTTACCCAATCCAATTGCTCAAAGATGAACGAAGTCAAATTCACCCCGAAATCGGGAGCATGTCTCAAAGATCCTAGCTGGGTGCATAATACATTTTTAATCATATTATGAACTATACTAGGGCCAGCGATGGAATCTTGGTCGTTGATAAAATCTTTGTTGAATTGGTAAGTTTTTCGTCTAGCATCGTACTCTTCGAAAATGGAGCGATCGCTCAAAATTCGAATATCTCGAACCGTTAAACAACTTTGGGGTATCTGAGGTTTGTAGAGACCCCCATCAATCGTGTTTACGCGAGAATTTAATGTGTTAAAAGTGTTATTAATATTATCTAAAGCATTATGATTCATTTATTGCTCCTGCGAATCGTTAACCCTGGTAACCACCAGCGGCTTTATTACCATTCAACGTAATAGCTCGGTTAGGATCTGTATCCCCGATATTCATATTGACTTCCGTTACGGATTGAGCTACGCCAGATACCATTCCGGAAACTCCAGAAATTACCGTTTTATCCATCATAGACGAAATCTTCACGGCTTCCGCGACCGCGGATTCTTTGACAATTCGTAATTCTTCGGATTTTCGGTTAACGATACTAGTACTAGAATTTACCATTGGAGAAACCGGAGAACCCAAAGCGTTGATCGCTTCTTGTACCGTCATTTCCCCTTTCATAATTTTGTCGTTGTAGTAACTAAAGCTTTTATGATTGTGATATTCATTATAGAATCTATCATACATTGGACCTAAAGGGTTACCTTTATTGTCCAACATTTGAACTTCCCCTACTGTAACCCCAGAGCTATCCGGTTTGGTTAAAACGCTGTTAGTCACCGACATCAACGGAGAATTTAAAACCCCACCGGCAATCGAACCCGCTCCAGCCGCCGCGGTAGCGGAATAACTAGAAGAATTCGAAGTGTTGTTAGCATTGGAATCTGTACTGATACCACTTTCAATTAAAGACTCAATATATTGTCCAGCGCTCTTACCATCTGTGTTACCTAAAGCTAAACTAATTAATCCACCAGAAGCTTCATCCAATAAGTTAACCCCGAAAGAGGTCAAACTGTCAGATTTCTTCGCCGCGGAATAAGCATCATAAGCTAACAAACCCCAACCGATAATGGGGAACGCTTTGCTCGCTACTTTGCCTAATGCCCCGCTTACCGCTTTGGCAATCCCTTTAGATCCGGTTTTCTCTAACGAAGGAATGATTTTCTTCTTAACGCTTTCAATCGCTTCCTTACCTTTTTGTAACCAACCTTTCTCATTACCTTTAGATTTTGCGGCTTTTTGAACTTGCGATTTAGCATTATTGGAAGCTTGTTTGCCAGCTTTCCCGGTCTTAGCATCCGCTTTAGCTTTAGGCTCTGGGGCTTTCGATTTTGGCTTAACCGCAGATTGGACTTTTGCTTTGATTTTGCGCCACGCATCTCCTAGCATATCTCCAAGTTTTGCGAGACCTTTCAGAGCAAATTTTGCAATCTTAGATCCTACTTTGAAGATCATACCACCGATAAACTTGACCGCTTTGAAAGCCATCTTACCTACGGCAACCCCAACTTTGGCTACTTTTTTGATTAACCAGCCAGCAATCTTAAATGGAATTTTACCAATCCAACCTACAACTTTGAGAACTTTTCCTACAACCGTAGAAATTAATCCACCTACTACCCCAGAAATCATAGAGGTGATGCCACCTAAGATCATCGGTAATAGATTTTTAAGGTTAAGCATATTGCTCATCATGCTTTGCAGCATATCAAAACCGGATTTGGCCTTATCCTTGACGGTAGAGATGGCATTTTTGGTGGCTTGCAAACCTCCAACTAATTTGGATTTTGCTTTACCGACAATTCCGCGTTTCTTAATGCTGGTATCTTGTTCATCGATTAAATCTTCTTGCATGCGCTTGATAGATTTAGCGATACGCTCTAAGGTATCCGTTCTGCGGGCATAAAGTTTGATGAATTGTTTTGATAAGATCTTATCTTGGTGAGAACCTTTAGAACTTCCAGATTTGAGCTCATCGACTACTTTAGCGGCATCCTTCTCTTCGTACTTTTCCAAGTACGCTTGAAGCTCCGTAAGAGTTTTGTTAATCTCTTTCGGGGAACTTTTCGAAGTGATTTTGCCTTTAAAGGTGTCGAGTTTTTGAGCCATTAGGTGTTTCGGTTACCGAGAATTTGATGTTTGAATTACATTAATATTTAATAAAACAAAACTCCGCAATCGCGGAGTTTTGTAGAGTTTGAAGAAATTTGCGATCATCGCGCAATTCGCGTTACGCGAATTAGGCGATGAAGTTCCCGGTTCGTGTGTTATATTGCAATGGCTTATCTAAGTCCGCCGATCCTACCACAAAATCGGTATACGCAAACGTTACGGTCGTACGGGTAATAGTATCTTGTTGATCATCACCTAGAGAAATCTCTGCAATTTCCTGTGGAAATACCCCGTGGAACGTATAACGCACGGTTTCGTTCATAGCTGAATCTAATTGACTTACAGCCATATCTGTCATTACTTCGATAGGCATCCCAGAGTGCATGTTATCTTGAAACGCATCTATACTTCTCATCCATTCAAGCAACGCTCTGCGCAGATTATGCTCTTCGGTGTTATAGAACTCTACAGTCCAGGTATTCGGAAATGCAGTATCTCCCGGTAGCACCAACTTACGACCTTGGTTAAAAGTCTCGATCATCCCGATAGACTTGCTTGGAAAGCTAGACGCAATAGCCAAAGTATCAAAAGTTTGAATATCTGCCGTTTTCGGCACGGCATTCGGAATATTGAAGTGTACGCGATATTTGTTGGCACGAGCTCCTGGACCGAGAGCTTGCTTTAACTCTAAAATTTTACCCATTGTTGAGAATCCTCGTTGGTTATCCTTTAATTTGCAAATTAAGATAATTGTATTATGAGTATTTATAATAGAATTGAAACTTCGATTTCTTGCAAATCTACGCTTTAGCGTTATTGTAAAGAGCTTTGCGTAATTCGGTTAACTCATCTACTTTACGCTCTGCTTGTTTTAGTAAATCTAATACTTTATTTTCCATATAATATTCCTTTTAATTGTGTTTAATATATCTAAACTCTCACTAACCTGCTAATACTTCAATTTTTGGCAAACCTTCCGGAATGTTAATTCTCTCAACATACAAAGCATTCGCTTTCGCGAAGTCTTGTACAGCTTTGTTTTCTACCAAGAATCTCATATCGGTAAACACAATCAACTTAGAAACTTCCAACGCCTTTTGAGCTTTTTCGATAGCTTGTTTAGCGTAATAATCTTGGCCAAATTTAACTTTGTTGGATTCTGCTACGTGAACTAGCGCCTCGCGCATCGTCATACCCTCTAATTGATAACCTTGTACTACACAACTTGGAAACTTATAGCCAGTTCGCTTTAGCGAATCAATCATGTGACCTGGAATACCCGCCTCATCAAACGCTTCTCGAAGAGGATCCGCGAAGCGGACAATTTCGATTTCCGGGTTTTTGGTCTTCATTAGGTTAGCCCAAACATCTTTGCCAACTCCATGATCTCCGGATAACACGATAATTTTTCGTTCATCTAAACTTAACTGATTTAAACGAACTTTGAGCTCCCAAGATTCTTTGATGATTTCATCAAGGTTCTGCATTTTGCTAGCCGGTAAGTAAATTTTGTTCATAACGTCCCCCCCCCGATTAAACACCAAAGCGATTGAAAATATGCCAACGGCAGTTTACCCAGCTTCTAATACAACGAAACATGTCCGCCCAAGCAGCCCAGCAATAAATTGCCATCGCCGCTAAAGCGAAAGCTCGCGAATCAATCGCTGAAGTCCAAGATCCGATTTGAACCTTAAGATCAAAATCAATCGCCAAGAAAATAACGGAAACTACTAACGCATTGATGGCTACGCGTAACGCGACCTTACCAGTGCTGGCTTTGAGTAACCAATCTTTATGTTTTGAAACTACTACAACGTATTTCGGATCATTCATAATCCCGTTCCGGCTGTAAAGCTGATAAGCTCGAACAACATGTAAAATCCCGTACATTACCAAAGTAATAACCGCAAACCAGAAGATCCAACCGGCATTGTTTGTAGGGCGCAAGTCGGTAAAGGATCGGATGATTAAGCTAGCTACCGTACCGGTTAATATCGAGGTGACCGCAATGACTAACGGAACAAAAGTAAACTCTAAAATTTTCGCCATTTTTGGTTTGTAAGGTTCGATTTCATTTTTAATGTCGTCATATACGTTTTTGAAAAATTCCATTGTGATTCTCCTGTGTTATGATTATCTCTTATGGGATGTATTATAATAGAAGTAAAATTAGAAATCAACCCGTTTTGAAAAAAATTTTTTTGAGATGTGAGAGTTTCGGTCACCGAAACTTTACCGGAATGAAAAAAAAATCTTCAAAACTTTCGCGGAAGCGACTATCTTGAAGATTTTAGATTTGAGATTTTAAACGTTATGAACTTGAGCTTGTATCCCCATTGTAACCGAAGTCTCCAGGGATTTGCTTATAAGATTTTTGAAGTATGGAATCTACGCTCGCGCGTTTGTCTTCCAATTCATCATAATCGAAGTCTTTCAATTTCTTATCATAATTGGGGTCTCTATTAACCCCCTCATTTATCTCCCGCCATCTGTTATGAAGATTTGGTGACGGGCCTCGCGCTAGTTCTCCTGGGCGCCAGTAAATTTCCTGGCCCCGTTCTGCCGTCTGATCCAGGGTCGTGTCGCCAGAACTTAGGAAACTGTTAAATTCGCGATATCTTTCTTCATCCCACCAGTATTCGCCATCGTAACGAACATAATCCTTACCGCGCTCAGCTTGTTGACCCATAATTGCCCAGCGGTTAGTAGTATGGAACAATTGATTTTGGACTTGTCCAGATTTCAACGCTTTCGAGTATAGCTTGTAGTGCGAACACGCAAAAGTGACTGTAAACTCGGCAATTTGACCAACCGAATCATACGAATAACTTGGCGCCTCTACCCGAATCGGGAAGACATTATGAATTTCGTAAACCGCGGTAGGTTTCATCCCATCGAAATCCCATTGCTCGATATACGCGGTAGTATTATACCAGGTCATATACTGAGGCATTTCATTTCCTAAGCCTGCTACGAGTCTCTGGTTTCTAGCCTCTTTTCTTGGGTTGTAGTAAAAATGTCTCTGCTCAATACTAGCGGCCCATTCCTCGAAAAATCTTTTCAAAATGTGCGTTTCGCTCAAATAGAAGGTAACGGAGAAACTTTGAGAGAACTTAGTTTGTCCGCGAATTGGAATCGTTTGACCTTTATGCTTAAATTCAAACGGGGTATGCTCCATCGTCGGTAAGGTCAACGCTTTTACCGAATACACAAGATGATTCATTAATTCCGGGTTACCGGAAATCGGAGGTAGCACAAACGTAAATTTTGTAGTACGCGCGGCATCCCCTAGAATCTCATGGAATTTGTTCTGAATAATACTAGACATTTAATTTTAATGTAGTTAGTTTATGATTAACATATTTAATAAAAAACCTCAAGATTTTAAATTTCTTGAGGTCTTTTTGGGAGTTTACTTTATCTTATCGATATTTTTATTCAACGGCTAAAACGATAATACCCGCGTAACCACGCGAAAAATCTAAACGATCAATTACGCGGCTTAACGAACTATCGCGGAATTGCGGTCGGCTGCGTTTACGCATAAAGTCCGCTTCGATTGGACCTTCGCCCTCTTCATCTACCACATCATTAAAGAAGATCACCGGAGAGAACATTTTAACTGCCCCGTATGAGTTAATGTGGATGTAGGTGGCGCGGCGATTAGTGTTGAGATAAATGAAGCTCGGGGTACCTTTGTTATTTGCCGCAATGAGATCTTTCTCAAAGTCCACTTCGTGGTCACCCTTAATTGGGATCACTTTAGATCTCATAGAGATATCTTCCGATCTGCCCATTTCCGCCTTGATAATTTTGACGAAACCAGGATCACTTTTGGCTGTTTGAACTGTGCCCAAGCTTTCCATTAATGCATTACCGTATTCCTCTGCGCTAAGAACGCCCTTACCGCTTTCAATTTGATTTAATTCTTTTAATGAAACTTTCATTTGGTTACCATTTTTCCATGAAAAGGCCTTTAACGCCTAAAATTAATCGATAATCTTCACCATTCATATCAAAGCTAAAGATCGCAAGACCGTTGTCGGTGAAAGATGGGTGATATAAATTGCTGGTGATGTTATTCGCAATCTCTCTTCCAAATTGAGCCGTGCGCGGTGTATCATCACCAACTCTAATACCGGCTAGAGCTTCGTGCAGTTTCACTAAATCAGCCCAAGACAATTTATCTACGGATGGGAACGCATTCATTTTGAGTTTGCGATTGACTTCAGCTTGTTTCTTAGCGTCGCGATAGAAATCAGTCGCCTCTTCACCGGTCACATAATCGGCTCGCGTTGCATACTTATCGTCTACGCGTTTGTTAGCTTGACGCTCGCCGCGTAATCTAACCACATCGTAATCTTTAAGTACAATGAAACCTTTATAGCCTTCTGATTCGATTTCAAGGCGGGTTTTAAGATCTTTGACTTTTTGAGCGCGGAAAGTGCTTCTCCAACCACTACCGTCATAGACCTCTAATTTATCTTCACCGGTAACCGGATGCTTACCTAAGGTTAAAGTTTTAACATCGGTGTTCATACCTACTGATTTTTCACTGAAACCTGGCTCGTTATTTACGATTACGTGGGTACCGGAAGCAGTACCGATATAAACTAAACCGAATTCTCCGCCTTTCTTAGCGGCTCTCAAATCTTTTACGAACTCTTCGAAAGTTTGACCTTCAATCGAGATGATTTTAGAGTTTGGAGAAATGTAAAACACTTCTTTTTGTTTAAGCGCGGCTTTGATGATTTTAATATAAACCGGGGAAGCTCCTGCCGGTTGTAAATTGCCTAAACTTTCGTTTAATTCATCCGCGAAAGAATCGAACGATTCATTCATTAGCTCGCGCTCAAATTCATCTAATGTAATATGCATCTATTTTTTCCTTATAAGGGTTTGCTTAATTGTTTAATCAAAAATATTTATAATCGTCAAAGTTCCGGATTCTCGAATAATTCACGTAACGAGCGATTTCGATCTTCCATATCGACTATGGTTTCTCCGGCAACGCATTGACGACCTAAAAGTCCTACGATTTCTTCCTTATCATCGTCCAACATTTTGTGAATAAATCGAGTTTGATAATCTCGCATATCCGGGAAATCGATACCTTTCGGGGTTTTAATCTGGATGTAATTTTCTCGGAAATATTCGAAATCGTTGGCGCATCGCTCAAATTCACTTACGTGGATATCTGCAAGTTTTAAAGTAGTCGCTTGCTTTTTAAGACCTTTGTTACCATCAAAACTAATCGGAGATCCAAAAGCATCCAGGTAGAACATACGTTCATTCTTCTCCAAATCTAGGATCTCTAGCGCTACGCGCTTACCATCCTTACCTTGAGATCTTAGGGTGTCCAAAAGCTCTTGGGTAATCAAGTGTTGATTGTTTTTGAAGTATTCGATTTCTTCTTGTGTTAAAATAGTGTTCATATTAATGTTTATCATAACGTATTTCAATATTTAAATTTTTATTTTGAACCTTCGGAGTTTCGGTAACCGAAATATGAAAGTTTCAAAATAAAAAAAAATCTCCAAAACTTACCCGCTCGGGTAGATCTTGGAGAACTTTGAATAACCAAATCTTAACGATGATGTAAAATCTCTTGAAGTTTGATAGCTCGTTGTTCTTTCTTAAACATCGCTTTCTTCACTACTTTACGTTCCTTGTAGATGTTCTTAACCAATTCTGGTAAGAATCCCGGTTTATCTTTTCTAAAGAATACTCCGTTCGGAGCCATTGTCAGATTAGTTTCTTTCAATAATCTAATCAACTTAGCTTTCAATTCCGGATTCTTAATCAAGTTCAACAAGTTTTGTTCATTTTGTTCTTGTGAAGGATCTCCAACGTGAAGATGTTCTACTACTAAACGTTTTAACTCCCCTTCAGATCCCTCGTTACTCAATTCCCACGCAAACATAAAGTTATTCGGAGACATCCCAGATCCCGCGATCGCGAGAATTGGATACATCGAGTTAACGTCCGCAGATAATACCCATTCGTGCTTTCCGGTAACCGGATCCCGCACGAAACCACCAAGAATGGATTTCTCTAAATCTGCGCCACGAGCTAGGATAGTTTCCGGATCGATGATCCAACCAGAATCAAACAATACATTACGAATGTAGTTTGCCCAGGGTTTGGTAGTTCCCAGAACACTATTAAACTGCGAATTCATTCGATTGGATACATCGCACATCAACGCGGATAAACCACATTTCTTATCAATTTCTTGCAACAACACCACATCGATTACACCATAGTAAACGAATTGCCCGTGACCAGCTTTCTTAATTTCGCTTTCCGGTTTACCGGCTTCCGTCATTAAGTAACATAATGTTTTTGTTTGATCTTCGGTTGGGTTTTCCGGTTTGGTGTAATTACCAAGATAGAAATCATCGAAAGTTTTGAATTCGCTATGGTCAATCTTACGAGATTTCAATTCTACTTCAGCAATAGAGTTCAACGAATAGGAGGTTCTTGGCGCTAGCACAATCTTTTGATATAATCGTTTAATATCAATGTAAGCACAACCGCCTACGCTCAAATCGAAAGCATAACGATCGGCAAACATCTGAGATCTTCCTTGGATATATCCTTTTTGCTCGCCGGTATTCTCTCCGAATTTTCTCCAGAATGGAGAGAACTTACTCACGTCTTGGTTGATTCGCTTACAGCGATTATACAAATATGGAAAGTCGAATCCTTCTCCGTTCCACGCGAATACTACAGCTGGCTGTAGATCTTCGATGAATCCAAAGAACTTATTAAACATTTCAATTTCATTATTGCACTTATGATATTGGATTTCCTTACCTAAATGATCCGGTTGCTGTTTATACCAATCTTCGTAGTAAAATTCTTTATCTCCAATCAAGTGCACGATTTGGGTTTTATTGTCTAAAAACTGAATTAGACTTACCGGTTCTAACGCTTTATCTGGACTCGGGAAGCCTTTCATTACCGTGCCTACGCGGGTCTCAATATCCAGATAGAAGATTCGAGGATTTGGATTTCCTAGATTTCTAAATTGATCGCGAATCGCGAGATCTATCGGACTTACCTGCGAGGTACAACCGTAACCTTTCGCATCATTCGAGGAACCTCGTTCTCTGCGAAATTTCTTATTGCTATAGATCGAAGTAAATGACCCGGTATCATCCTGAACGTAATACTCCCATTTTTGAGGAACATCATCCGTTAGGAAAGATTTTCCTATTTCCGTATCGTAATATCTTGCCCAATACTTGAAGTTCGCGAAGAACCCGCCTTCATAATATTTCATTTTTCGCTCCTATAAAGTTTCGGTAACCGAAACCTACAACCATTATAAATCTTTACAAATTTTCTTTAAGGTTTCCAATTCGTCCGGACAATGCATCTTCATCCACTCCAAATATTCAATTGACTCCTTCGGAGAAATTTTGAAGAATTTTGACAAAGTATCTTGAAACTCCACGTCAGTGGAATCCTTCTTAGCTCCGGAGGGGAATTTGATGAACTTGATTTGACCTCTAAGGGCTTTTGAAATCCCTCTTAAGATTACCAGATTGGACTGCTTACCAGGGAGGCAATTTAGCGTATTAGCTAATTCGATAAGACGATTATCTCCAGATAACCATCTTCGTAGAAGAAAGTCGCTGACTTTATCAGCATCTTGCGATGTGATTTCCTTCTGTTCTAGGACTTTCTTGAAAACTGTGAACATTTGATACTCCCGTTAAATTTAGAATAATAACGCAAAGCGTTAAGAAAATGAAAATTTTCAAAGCCGAAACCGCTATGAATTTTAATATTTTAAATGGTAATAATAATAAACTCAACATAAACTTAGTACTCAACGGATTTAGATTTATGCTTAGCCTTTCGGGTATACGCTTTAGCGTTCTTTTCGACTCTATTGCGAAACATGGAAGTAGTAACAATAGCTTTGAGTTTATTATCTTTAACTTTGAGGTTGAAATCGTGCATACCAAATTCCTTAGTTCTTTGTGTTTACTCTTAGTACTTAAATCCTAAAACATCCAATTTAACGTTTGCGACTCCTGTAGATTTTGAGTCAATTTTAGCGAACGCTGCCGGAGTCAAATCAATGATCTTCCCTGGCTTAAATGGACCGCGATCGGTAATCTCTACGATAACCGATTTACCGTTTTTTAAATTGGTTACCCGAACTTGGCTACCAAACGGTAATGTTTTGTGTGCCGCAGTGAGTTTATGTTGGGAGAACACCCCACCATCTGCGGTTTTGGTTCCTTTACGATAGCAACAATACCACGTTGCCTTCCCTTGTTCTTTGTGTTTGATCGCTTGTTTCTTATCTTTTAAATGATATCGAACTTTGCGAATTACGTAAGACTTCGAATTATCCCAGTTTGCGCCGTGGTACACCTTTGGTGTTGATTGCGCGGTTTGGGTAGACCTCGAAGCATACGCTGATGTTGAAGTTACTAAAGTTGTCGCAATAATCAGCAGGGCTGATGTTACGAAAGTCTTAGCAAATTTAACAGTCGAGTCTTTGATACTCTTAAGATTAGTTAATTTCATTATGATGTAATCTCCTTACATTTTAACTAATTCAAGATACCTGCGGTATCGGTAGTACCGGAGGTACCGGAAGTACTTTTAAAGAACTCGAATATGCACGTTTTCAAATTTTTGATGCCGAACGATGGTTGTATTATATTATAACTCAACCCAATAATCAACTAGATTAGGTTTTAAGATCATCAACACAATCCACTTTCAACGCTTTCGCGTCAAATTTGGCTTTGTATTCACCTGGAGGTAATATGATTACGTCCGCATCGCTAGTATCCGGTACTTTACATTTCGTTGGGGTCTCCAGGAACTTATCTCTGTCCGCATAAGCAGGGATTGTAATGTCCCCGCGATTGCGTATATTGTAGCCGGTATTGAGAAAATATTTCTCAGTAGATGGATTGATTTCATCTAAGTGACCATCTTCCTTCCCAAAATTGGGATCCCGGATATCTTTGGTAGTGGAAGTCTTCGGGTCTCCAATTTGTAGAGTATAAGGATTTGTTTGAATTTTATAAACCATTATAAAGTCTCATTACGCTCATCTAACGTAAAGTTAGATTTCTTGTATATTTGTTTTCTATGATTATATTGTCTCGCGAACATCCCGGATCCTCCGATAACATCGACAATATCATATACGTTGAAAGTTTGCTTACCTTCATTCAATCGGATTCCTCGACCTAAACTTTGAGCTACTACTACACCCGATTTTACTGGGCTCGCAAAGATCGCATATCTCAAAGATTTGATGTTTACCCCAGTACTTAATAAGGCATAATTCGCTACCAAAATAGCTTCCGGGTCTTCATCCATTAAATGTCGGATAGCTTCGCGATCTTTGGTGCTGGATTGCCCAGACATAAAGTAAACTCCGCAAGCTTTCATCGTTTCGAGATCTGGCGTATCTTCTCCTACGGAGAGACCCTTGCGGCTTGCGATCTCTTTGAAAATTTCAAAACCATGTTCAATTAAGGTGAACAGAACTAGAGTAGATCCTTCTTTTCGCTGGCTTGCTTGTAAAGCAATATCTGCGATGATTTGGTTTCGCCCTTCAGCATTTAGCATAATTTTGAGCTTATCCAGATATTCGCCGTACCGGCTAAATTCCTCTGCGGTATAGGCGGTATGCTTTAATTTTACTCCAGTAATATGGATTGGGGTGCCTCGCCCTTCCTCAATTAATTGACTGGAAGTAATGATATTTTCCGGCATCCCAAATAATCCAATCAGGGTTAATTTCTGAGATTTGGAATCCGGTAAAGTTCCGGTAAATCCTAACTTATATTCCGCAAATCCCGAATCCTGTACTAACTGCGAGGTGCAGCTAGAGCTGAATTTGTGCACTTCATCACAGATAATGAAATCGATAGATTTGAAGAAATCTGGTTCTAATTTACTTAAACTCTGCCAAGTAGTAATCACCAAATCCCCCGCTTGCAGTGCTTGGTTGGATTCTTTTAATTGCTTCAATTTCTTCGAGCCACCACCGAAGGTGATGATGTTAGAGTGTAATTCGTTTAAATTATAACTCTTAATATCATTCGCAAATTGTGTAAGTAGATTGATATTAGGAACCACCAATACCCCTTTAAGACCTTTCCTACGGAAATATTCTAAGCAGAGTGAAATGGTCAAAGACTTACCGGATCCAGTACACATTAAACTTAGCTTACGTTTTTTGTTCAATGCTTTTCGGCAAGCTTCAATTTGATAAGCATATGGAGCAAACGGTAGGATATCAGATTCTAAGATATCTTCCAGGTATTCACCGATTTCCGGATTGTCTTCAATCTCGGATTCTTTGAGTTGCAGAATTTCTTGAACTGGTGGTAAATCTAATAAGCCAGAATCTAACACTAAAGTGTTTTCTCCGTATTCTTGATAGAACACATCATACTTACTCTTACGCCCGATTTTGACCATATAGTCATATTGCCATCCTGCTCGTTCAACCTGTAAGGTTTGTTTTAGCGTTTTGAGCGCGTTTTGAGATGTTTTGAGCGCGTTGAAGTTTAGTTGAACAAAACTAGAATTCAAAGTTTTGATTTTTACTAAACCATTACCCCCACCATTTGCGTTACCAATGTTGCTCATATGCTCCTCTCAATAAAATAATCGAAAAGATTACTACGATTATGGTCGTCGTAATCTTCCAAAATTTCGAAACCGGATTCTTCCAAAGGAAATACAAAGCTATCATAAACTCTAATACAAATCCTAAAAGAATCCAACTTGCTATGGTTAATCTATGCATTGTTTATTATAATAAGGTTAGTATATTATATCTAAAACTTTTAATAAACCCCAAAACACTTAAACGCTAACATTAGGAACACACCAGCAATAAACACAAACATTACCGCTAAAGCGGAGTTCATTGAATCATGCAAACCATCCAAAGCGATAGTAACTGCGCAAGCTACACAAAATAAAGCCCCGATTTGCAAGAACATTCCCAACCAAACTAATGCATCTACGCCAAAAATCATAAGTTACTCCTTATCGTATAAATTTCGATTTATCCCAAGCTTTCGAATATCCGCCTACGCGGAATTTTTCGAAGATTCGGGTATTACGATCATAATAATCTCGATCACTAAAAGAACTGTAAGATTCTATACCGCTCTCTAAAGCAGAGCAGTAACCATAAACAAAACATAAAACTAAAATTATGAATATACTCATAACTTAGGTTCCCACGAGATGGTGAATTCATCATCTTGCATGCTAAATCTCACGACATACCCCAATTCTTCCAATTCCGGAGTTACGGGATCTAAATCCAAATCCGGAACTTTAAGTTCGAAGACGCCGAAATCGCTTGAAATGGCCTTGCGGATGCGATCCATTAATTCGCGTAAAATTTTACGTTTTGAAAGCTCCGCGGCTTGGCTTGCCGTAATGGCTTCGAATTCTTCGGATTCCTCCGACTCGGTAAGCTCTTTCAAGTTTTCATATTCTGGCTCGGTAACATCCACCAAAGGTTCTAAGCGATCTAGTGTAATTAATTTACTCACGTCAACTGAATCCTCTAAACACGGCACATACGCTCGTAAATTTTCAGGGTTCGCGTATAGCCACTGTTTATAAGATTCGTCGAATCGATCTGAGGTTGTTATCCCAGAGACTAACTCAGTTGACGAGTACCCGGAAAGCATTTTAACTCGAATCGGAGTTAGTTTAGTCGCCATATCAATCTCAACCACTTCAAACGTAACATCCAAATCTTTACATGTTAAAATATCTCCAATTTCAACATCGTGCAAATCTTCAAATTTCATAATCTTCTCCCGTTAATTTGTTATTGAGCGTACTCTGAGTAGTTGATAATCAAATCAATCGCAATCATCACAACACCCAAAGCCCAAGAGATTATGGCAACACCAAATAACTTGTCAATTTTGGTGGCCAAAACATCCCTGTCTAATAAAATACAAAATCCAAAGCAAATCGCTCCTAACAAAAACGAGATTAAACCCAAACCTAAAAACGCCAGACCTACATTACCCACATTCATTAACATAACAATCTCCTTTTTACATATCATCTAAATCACGGAAACCTAAGAAGGTCGGGAATCTCGGAGCTTCTTTAACCCCTACACTAAAGTGTTTATATTTCACAATTTTACCCTCTAACGATTCTTTCATGCTCCAAAGTTCGGCGCGAGTTTGGTCATCATAACCAGAACCAATACTAAACTCAATACCAGTTTCTAGGTCGCGAACTTTCAAAGCTCCTAGGGTTCCAGCTGGAACAAAATCTGCTTTCTTACTTGAAGTTTTTGAGTAACCCAATTCAGAAATTTCGCGTTCTCCGATGTTGGTCATCTTCTCTTCCCAGCCAATAACTACTGCTTCAGAATCTTGGAAGCGTTTCACTTTAGTGAGTAATCGCTGTTTTAAAGTGGAACGACCTTGTTTATACTTACCGTCTAAACTTTTAACCATTACCCCTTCATAACCTTCGTTTAAGCATTCCGTTTCGAATGCATATAATTGAGATAAACTTTGAACGATTACCTGTGGAACGATTTGAATATTTGCTGGAAGCTTATCTTTAAGAGATAAAAGATGATCATGTCTTAAAACTGCTTCGTCATCCAATACATCCGGAATCACGTCGAAGACGTAATAACAGATTTCTAAATCTTTAACCTCTTCGCGTAGTTCTTCGCCCATCAACGCAGTGGAGTGATTGAAGCAATTCGGATCTGTTGGAGAACCTAAAATTAGCTCGCCGTCCAATCCGTTAAATTCTGGTTTGCCAAAAAGTTCTTGAACTCTCTTATTGCGGATAGGTTTTAAACTTCTCGACATTACTACGCCATCTAATACGATAGCTCGAATCCCATCTAGTTTCGGGCTGGCCATCAAAGGAAAAGTGAATTTTTCGATTTCTTCATTTGTTGCGGAAGCCGCAAGCATTGGTTTAAAAACGGGTTTTGACATTTGAATATCTCCTTATCTTTATGTGGAGTATTATAACACATCTAAACATAAAACACACCCACTAAAACGCGCTTATTAAAAAAAAAATTTTAAGAGTTGAAGAGTTTCGGTGACCGAAACTTTCAAGTTGTGATTTCAAAAAAAAAATCTCCACCGAAGTGAATCTAGTGGAGATCTTTTATCATAACTTATTACTTAACATATTTTGTAAGATCATATTTTCTAGCGAATGCTTTATGCTTTAAGAGGTAATCCAATAAGAAAGTTTTGTGGCCTTTGAGATTGGATTCGCTAAATTTTTCCGGTGAAACTAATTTGCTACTGTTGTAATTGATCTCCATTTCCGGATCCCCTTCGCCGTAGAAATTAGGATCGAATTTTGTTAATTTACATACCTCGATCTTGTTGCTGGCTCTATCATAACGAAGCACCATTACTACTTCCCCATCAATTTCATAAATGCCATTTTCGATAATCATAATTTTCTCCTATGTTGTTAACGTTATCTTATGTGAGTAATTATAAAGCATTCCCAATGAGGTGGCACCCAGTTTTGAAAAAAAATTTTTTTTTATTTTGAGATTTGAGAGTTTCGGTAACCGAAAATCAAAAGATTCAAAATAAAAAAATCTCCAAGTTATCGCAAAGTACACCGTAGGTGATGCACGCGAAGATTTGGAGATCTTTTATTAATGGATGTTTTATTATAATACTTTACTCATACAATCAAATCCGTTATTCGCTTAAAGCGAAGATTTGAGAGCTTAGCGCTTGCATTCTCACATCTTCTTTAAGTTTAGGATAGAGCTTAAGAGCTTTAGCCACATGCTCCTGAACGATTTTCTCGTTATCTCCAGCTCGATCTTTGAAGCCCGCTTTGTTAACTAAGTTGTTAGCGCATTTAAGATTATGAATGGCATCCCAAAGAGCTTTGCGATCTTCCGGGGCTAACTCTTCCACTTTAACCGCTTCAAGCACTTTAGTGATCTCTTGAAGATTATGCATTACGATGTTTTTGCGCTCAATATCCAAGATCTCTTCTGCTTTCTTCAAAGATTGCTCTAAAGAATCGAACAATTCACCTTTAACTCCGACTACTTTATCCAATTCGAATTTTGCGTGATATACGCGTTCGCGTAATTCGCTGATCATATCGAAGTTAACTTGGGCTGCGATCGTTCCATATGCAGAATCAATTACTTTATCGGTTACGGTTCCAGCATTATTATCTTGGAAAGATTTACCGGTCGCTGAAGAATCTTCACTTACCGAGAAAGTTGAAGAGTGTAAAGCTCCAGGTTCTTTAGGTTGAATTTTCTCACGGCCAAAGAAAGCTTTTGCTAATTCTTCGGTGTCCTTGATTTCAAATTCTTTACGCTCTAAAGTTGGATTCGTAATGTTATCGAAAGCTTTAACGATGAATTCCCCTTCTGCTTCCTTACCCATCAATTTTAAGTTAGCAGCAACATCCTTGATTTTATCCAACGCACTCATCCCGGTTGGTTTCTTCAAGCCTTTCGCGAATTTCAAAGGGTTTTCTACATATTGCACAGGAACCTTAGGAACTACGTTGCTCGAAACTACTTTGGTAGTTTGGAATTCTAAAGAGCGGGTAGGCTCTTCCGGTTTTACTTCTGCGGTTTTTGGTTCACTGAATAGACCATGAACTACATCACAGATAATTTTTGGATCTGTTCCGCATAGTTTTGGTTCGGTGGTTTCCGGGGTTGTTGAAGTTTCCGCAGTAGCGGCATTTTCAGTTGCCGGTGCTGGTTGAGCTGGTTGAGCGGGTTGGGCTTCTTCAGCATTTGAAGTTTCCGCTGCGGCGATATTTTCAGAAGCCGGTGCTCCTCCCGTTACCGGAGCATTTGAAGTTTCCGCGGTAGCGGCATTTTCAGAATTTGTTGGCGCTGGTTGTGTTTCGGTCACCGAAACTTCATTAATCGCTTCGCTTCGGTTTTCAATAGTTTCTAAGTTTTCGACAGTTTCGGTCATTATTAAAGTCCTTGGTTTTGGAAAGCTAATGAATTTTTGATAGCTGGGTCAATATGTTTAGCTAATCTCAAAAATTCGAATGTATCGTTAGTTAAATTTGCTCTTATCTCATGGTCTTGCATACATTGCAGTCTACTGCATAATTTGCGAAGTTGATCAAATTCCGAATGATCCAAAGATGGATTGATGCTAATACTTGCTAGCAAGTTATGTCGAGATTGTTCAACTAATTCGTGGTATGCATTAGTTAAAGTTTCGATCGCTGGGAGCAATTCGATTGTGGTATTTTTAGAAGAAGCGAACCCTACTAAATCTTCCCCGTTTATGGTAATGGTCAAGCTTCTAATCATATTAGATCTTAAATTGTCGACATAGTCGAATAACTCTAAAGCATTCGCAGGAGTAACATCGCTAATATCTAAACTTAAAAGTTTGTCGTTCAGGTCAACTAAACATTTTAACTCTTCGATAAAGGCATATTTCGATGGGTTGTTAGCCAGCATAAAGTTGGTTTTGAACAGCAACATAATCTCTTTAGTAGCTTTGAAAATTGCCCCTATCGCCCATAATCCATTATGTCGATGTTTTGCATTTTGAAGATCGTCCAATGACGACATCTTCACTAATTTGTTAAGCATATTAAGCACTCCTATTCCTGCAGGTAAAATAAAAGGTAATGTCTTTAATATTTAAACATTACCTTTAAAAATTATAATCGATCGGCGTCCATGTTACATATCGTCAACCATCGTTCCGATGTTATAGACTGATAAGTCACTTTCTTGGAGCGCTGCATTTTCCTTATTCATATCGAGATACTGGGTAAACCACTCAACAATCGGAGTCGCTTCGAAATCTCCGAAAACTCCGGCTACGCCGATATCGCGGAGACGCGAATCTACCCAATATTTCAAGAACTTGTTGGTATTCTCTTCTGAGATTGGAGTATACTCACCCAAAACTTCACGCAAGTATTCCGCGAAGTTCGATTCATCTTGGTAAACTTTCAAGAAGTGTTTTTGAGCAGTTTCGGCAAACCAATCACTTTCAAGAATTTCGCCGAAGCGAGGATCTTTGCGAAGTTCGCGTAACAAGACCACGGAAGCCGCAGTATGGGTGTTCTCATCGTGGTTAATCAGCTTAATAATTCGAGTTGCCCCAGGGATTGAAGCATAACGATCGTGGATTAAGTAAGTATACAGGAAACTCGCATAGAATTTGATCCCTTCTAAAGCATAGATCGTTAAAATCAACTCAATGATTTTCTTCGCGTTCTCTTCACTAAATTCAGCTCCTGCCAAATCTTCCGCATACGCGGCGATATCCGAATATTGCTCGATTTCTGATTTTACGCGATTGATGATGTCCATATTACTGAAATTGCGCTCAAATACTGGAGTGCTATCCATAAAGATACCACGGATGATATGTGAATAGCTCAAGCTATGAATCATTTCGAAATAGCCCCAAGTTTTGAATAAAGCTTCGAATTCCGGATTGGTCACAAACAAGGAGATAGTTTCTTCCAAACCGCGATTTTGAGCAGAATCCATCAATGTTTGATAGAACCAAATACTGCACATGGCATCTTGCACCTGAGTAGGCATAAGATGGAATTTCACCGCGTCGTCCTTCATTGAAATTTCATTAGGGTTCCAGAATGCGTTACGCATACTTTCTTCCAATTTTACCGCAGAAGGGAACGCAGGGTCATCATAGCGTTGGAAACCGGAATACTCCCCAAAGAAAATCTGATCGTTTTTAGAATCGAGATTGTTAAAATCCACAATTAGTGTATTAAGGGCGTTTTGTTCTGACATATCTTATGCCTCCGATTCATCTTTATCAAAACCCATAAAGTCCCATACCGCTTTATCCGCGTCGCGCGAAGTTAAGAAGAAGTTACCACCTTTGATTCGTTTGTTAATCAAAGAATCTGGAATTTGCAAATCTTGGTGAATCACCACATTACTGCAAACTTCTAATGATTCATTGATGAAGTAATACACAAACGGGGTCACTTTAGCGTTGAAATCGCGTGATTTGATAGCATCCAATTCGCTAATGAGGCCACGCCAAGAATACTGACGATCTTCATCCGTGCGAACATAGTAATCATCGTCATGACCTTGACGAACTACTAAAGCCTGCAATTGATTGATAGTTACTAATTCGTAACAATTATCGAAAGGCTCTAATGGATTTAGAACTACTTCAAACTCTGATGGAATCTCTAAACCATCAATAGTGAATTCTTCTTTATCCTGGATGTCAAATAATTTAAGATATGCAAGACCTGCACCGCAGTGCGCACTTGCATGATAATGATGTCCGTCTTCGTCGCGAAGAATTACACGAACACCTGGTAACAGGTAGTTTGCGTTTGGATTGTATTTCATATTATGCTCCTTTATTATGCGATTGAATATTTGAATAACGATAATTGGTATTATAATATAACACCTATCTATGTTCAATTAGTTTAATTGATATTCGCGACTCCAAAATAACTTTTAATCGCTTCGAAATCAAAATCTCTGAGACCCACCGAACCTTTGATTACTGGAACGAAGCATAAAGATTGTAGTTCTTGCAAAATTTCCGGGTCGAAATCTTGCATATCATCCAAATATACCGCGTCGCGGTAATCTGTGGAGTCTAGGGAGTTAAGCAAATCAATCGCAAATTTAGCTCTTCCGTTAGCCGTTTGCATTCCACATTGAGTTGCATGAACCTCAAAACCGAAGAACTCGTTGAACGTTTCTTGCACATTTAAGAACTCTTCAATTTTGAAAGCTACAGACCAACTCGAAATTAAGTAAACTTTAGAGTCCGCTAATTTTACTATTTCTCGAAGTTTTTCAAGTTGATGTTTATTAACGCGACCAAAATGTTGCTTGCCCTTTTCAGTATCCACATAACAATCGATAGTATCCGGAGATCTTTCGTAACCGAAATCCTTAGCTCCATTTAAGACACCATCCACATCTAAGAAAATAATATTCATATGCTACAATACCTCAACTTCATCCAATCTTAACAAATATTCACACGGATCTATCCCGGTAACCGGATCTGGTTGAAACTCTACTTTAATCGCCAAGCACCACCAACTGTTTCCTGGTCTGGTAAACCAAAATCTGCCATACGGCTGGGTTAACGCCATAGTTTCCTGTTTGAATTTGATCATTTTAACCTGTACGTTAAGATCAAAAATATGTCCAATTTCATATTCATTGCCGAATTTATCTCGGATGATATCCCCTTCACGGAATTTGTAGTTGCCAATCACTTTGCCGCTACCTCTTACCATTTAATTTCAAAACTAGTCATAAAGTCATTCACCGTAAACCCCTCGTCGCGGAAATACTCAATCGCTTTTGAATATGCTACGGTGTTAGTTTTAGTCACCGAAACCTCACGAATGCCTTTACTTGCGGCTTCTAAAATTGAGTTGTAGGCGGTATCCAATAATTTGCCAATTTCGGCTTGCTCCGCTTGAGCGGTAATTTCGCGAATCTCTTCAATCGAGGGTCTTTTAGCGTTTACTGGTGCTACCGGTTTTGCTTCTTTCGGTGCTACCGGGATCTCATCTGGTCGCGGAGTAAACTCAGTCAACTTAAGTTCTGTAGCGAATAATTGATAGATTCCGGTGTAGTCATCCGCTAGTACTGCATCATTTTGAGTATTGTAAATCCATCGTATACTACCTGGTTCTTCGAAGCTCCGACATTTATCCGCATTTCGTTCGATAAAGTCGCCCGAAAACTCCCGCAATGCTAATTGATATCTAGCAGTATATGAATATTTGGTATCTACTATTTCATATTTGTTACCATCCAAATCTTTCACAAAATCGCCAGTTTTGAATTCTGGGATATCATCACGCCATAACGAAAGATCTCGGTAACCAACTTCGTAGAAACCTTGGCGCATTGCATTCTTACCGTGCTCAGTAATCCATCCGCTATTACCTCTGGTAAATTCTCGACCTGATTTATCCATCGGGTCTCCGTCATTTGGTCCTTTAGTGGCAAATTTAACCACTTTGACTAAAGCCTCTTCTTTTAGAATATCTGTTGCGCAAACTACAAAGATATCTCCTTGCGGAGTAATAACTTGTAACCCAACTTTTAAATCTTTAAAATTCATCTTAGCCCCCATTACCAACTAACTTCGATTAGCATACCGTGTTCGAGAATACCAAAACCTTCGCGTTCAAAATGCGGAATACAACGTTTAAATTTATCCGCTTCGAGGTTTGCGTTTCGGTTACCAAAACTGGCTTGCTCTTTTAAAATAGTGTACGCTTGATCTAACAAGTTTCCAAGATCGTTCTCTTCGGACATCTTTTGAAGATCTTCGATACTAGGATAGCGTCGTGTAATTTCCGCTTTAGCGGGAGTTGCGTGATTTGCGAGAGTTGCGGGTTTTGTTTGTAATGCAGATCTTACCAAAACCAACTCAGAAGCCGTAATAGTATAAGGATTATATTCTTCTACGGCTCGAGCATCTTCCTCGCGGTTAAAGACCCAAAATTTAATACCTTCTTCTACGAATTTAACATTATCATGCACTTCGCGAATCGGAGATTGTGGATTTTTGGTAACCAATTTCAAACGATAGCCCATATTACAGTAGTCGAGGCGATCTGGATCTAATCGTCGACTTGGTTTAGCTTCATATACTTCGAAAGTATTACCAAAAGCATCTTTAACCAAATCACCGGGTAAGAAGATTGGAACATCCGATTCCTCGATATCTTCCGCTTCTTCCGCTTCTTCCGATTTTTCGAATAACACTAATTCTGTGGCGACGATAGTTTCCGGGACAACCTCATATCCTCCGTCTCGGATATCCGCTTCAGTATTAAAGATCCAGTATTCATCTCCTTCGCGGTGAAATACCGCGTCATCCCCAACTTCGCGTGCTCTGGTATTCGGGGCTTTTTCAATTAGTTCTAATTGATAACCCATTTCATCGTATTCAAAAGAATCTCGCTCAAAACGTTGAGGGGCTAGTGCGGTAATGATTTTGAAGATGTTACCAAATTTATCTTTAACATAGTCACCTCGATCGAACATTGGAATTGCGATTTCGTTCATTTTAATCTCCTAAAGTAATCTTATCTCTTATGGGATGTATTATAATAGAAACATTAATAAAACACAATACCCAAATCAAAGTTTTTATCTATTAAAGTAATAAACAAAACCTCTTAATCTTTCGACCAAGAGGTTGTTTGTTTATTTGCTAATAGTAAAGTAACCAAACTTATACACTATAGTGTATCCTTTTGCTTTTAGAAGTTTGTAAGTTCGATCATCTACTTCATTCATAAAATTCTCAGGAACTCTATAACTTCCATTTGGAGATTTCGCTACTAAGTTCTCAATAAATTGAACTTTCTGATCACTCGAACTTACATAAATTCCAAGATCTTCAGTAAAGCTAACTTCTATTTTGAGTTTCATACTTTAACCGCCTACTATTATTACCAAGAAATTTGATAATCACTAAAGTTATACGTTAGGACGTATCCCTTCTCTTCCAAGATTTTTTGCATTTCTTCATCCATAAACTTATCACTTACCCAGCAATATGAATCTCCGCGATTAACCGCTTCCTGGATTTGCTCTTTGATATGACGAAGTTTCGCGTCTTGGAGTTTCTCGTGGATTTCATTGGTATCCGGAATGTCTCGGAATTCAATTTTTAAATCTAATGCCATTTTAATTCTCCTCTTACGCTTCTTACCAACTAATAATGCAACGTTGTGGATGTTTTGTAAAGTATACTTGATAACCAGCTGCCATCAAAGCTCCACCAATTCCATCAACTTTATCTTCCGGCAAATTTACCGAAGTTTCTCCGCGTTTCGCGGCATCTCGGATAACTTGAGAGACATCATCTAATTGATGTTGCATCACTAATTGGCGCATTTCTTCCGGTGTTGGTAACACAAACATATCGTGTACGATTGCGTAAAGTTCCTCAGCCTCTTGACAAGCCTTGGTTTGTTTGAAATTTCGATCGTGATTTGAATCGCCTTGTGTACGAGGATCGGATGCTTTTAAGCTTGCGTGTTTGACGTTTTTGATCACTTCGGTTACCGTTTTAGGTGATTTGGGTTCACCAACAAACAAGCTCAAAGATTCCACATCAATACAAGCAACGGAGAATTCTTCTTTCTGAGCCGGGGCAAGTTCGCGATCAACCCAAAATTCAGAATCTAAGAAACCTTGACCGGGTTCCATTACTTCGAATTCATTCCCCGGCACCGCGAAGGTCGCGATGTGCTTCACTAACTTCAAACAAACCGGAAGATCATCATCCATTCGATCGATTTCAATAACTTCAAATTGGTTACCATCTTTATCAACTAAAATTTGACCTACTCTTACCTCTTCAAAATTCATTTTATGCGCCTCCTCTACAAATTACCATTCAATCGCGTGTTTAGTTACGGTGTAACCAGCTAGACGATATTTTTCTTTAACCGCTTCTGAGATAGTTGGGAGCTCTTCGAATAATACCGTACGCAGGCCTCGTTTAGCTTCAAACTCAATAGCATGATTAATCAACGCGATTGTTTCTCGATCATTCTCATGTTCCTCCGCCAATTCGCGCGCTTTTGAAATGTCAAACGGATCGAATTCATTCGCTGTGTAAGTTTCTTCTGATGGACTGCAAGGTAGAAGATCTCTAGGATCGATATGCTCGTCAAATCGCGCACAAATATCTTCTTCATAAACCTCTAAATCACGTAAGGTAACCACATAGCGATATTGTTTAACATACTCATCAAACTCATAACGAGTCATATTCGCATCTTCGCGCATAAGGGTTTTGTTGTTATGGATCCAACCGGAGTTATAGTAGCCGTCGTTTACATCCAAGATGAAGTCGTCAGCAGTATAACCGATGCCGTAAAGAACTAGACCATCCGCTTCTAGTACCTTAATACAGCACGGGCGTTTATCATCATACGTATCCACTTCATGCAATTTGAAGATTACCTCTGTACCTTTTAAGCGTAACAGTGTGCCTTTTTCTAATTTGTGTAATTCAGTTAATTTCATTTCGTTATCTCCTGTTGCTCTTATAAAATTTGCATGTCGATAATAAAGACTTGTGAACAATCGTGAGATTTACGCTTCGCGTAAGATTCTACGGCTTGATTCGGGAACCAGTAAGCATCTTGAACTTCACGGAACGTGTAGCTGCCGATTGGCGTTCTTACCCGTTTAACAAACTTGGTCATTTCTAATAACCACAAAGCTGGGCGCCCATCAGTTTCGCAATCAATTGCAGACACGACAAATTCGTTGCCGTGTAAATCTTTAAGCTTAGTGCCTACTGATAATTTTGAATGTTCCAGTTGTTTCATTTTGAAATCCTCTTAATCACTTTATGTGATGTATTATAATAGAACATAACATTAAAATCAATACCAAACTTACAGTTTTTACCTATTGTTGCGATAGTTGCTATCAATAAAAAATCTCCGCGATTGCGGAGATCTTTTGACTTTTACCAAGCAATGCATCCTGCATAGATTTTGTAACCAGCTCTCGAAAATTGGGTAGTGATTTCCAATCGATCTAAATCTGCCGGAATTCTAACACAGGATTTGCCTTGTGCGCTAGCCTCTTTGATAAGCTGGCTAATTTGAACTAGCTCGCGTTTCAAAGTAAGGAATTTTTCTTTATTAGCTCGAGCTTCTTCTACCGGGAATATTAAGTTTTCTGCTGACGCGGCTTCTTCGGCTTCATCCGAAAATTCGATTAGACCTTCGGATTTAAAACTTGTGATGTTTTCTGGTTTTAACAATCTTTCCATTGTAGTCGGTTCCAAATCTTCACAAGTTAGATATCGATCTGCTTGATCTAGGTTGACTGCGGCATTACGGAAAGAAGCCATATCCAAAAAGATCCAATCCCAGTCCCCAACCTTTTCGAATTTCTCATCTTCGTGGTCGCCCGAATAGATGGCATCAATGTTATCCGGTTTGTAAACTAACTCCAAGCTTAACGGAATGATAACCCCATCTTCTGGTTCGAACAAACCATTGTAATCATCCACTTGACAAACTTTGAAAATAGCGCCAGTTACGCGGTCGCGTACTAAATCGCCGCGTTTCAATTCTTCGATTTCTTCAATATTCATTTCATCCCCTATTACCAACTAATCTCGCAATCTGCTAAATCTACCAAATAACCAGATTCTTCCAATTTAGATTTTAGTGTTAACAACTCAGCGTATTCCATTTTTAATGAGGTTTTACCTTCGGCATTATGCTCAACGATTTTAGCAATCGTAGATTCTAAAAGTTCGTCGTTTCCGCGTTCGCGGATTTTTCGAAGAGCTTCCGGTTTTGGTAACACTAACTTCGGAATAATCGTTGAAATTTTCCCGCCACTGGAAAGCTCCAATTCCAACTTGCTCCCTGTAAGGGAAGCGGTTTCGATTTTCGGTGGTTCTAGGAATGAGGGATCTACTACCAACATATCCTTCAAATATAGCGCCCACGCGCGAATTTGAGTATCTGTTTGGAACCATTCGCATGCATATTCATAATCCAAGTAAACCCAAAACTTATCACCTGGATTAGTAAACCACTCCTCAAATTCTTCGTGAGGGCTCGCGCAAATTTGTGAAGATTTAGTTTTAATCTCCAACAAAGCCATCCCAAAATCTACCTTAATCACTTCGAATAAAGCGTTGGTTTCCGGATCTCGTAAGATATCACCTTGTTTGATATCCGAGGTATCTGTAATTTTACGCATCATAATCTCCCCAATCGCCTTGATCATCCCAAGATACTCGTTTATTCGAAACAGCGTAACCTTGTTCGACTAAATCCGATTTGCAGATTTTGAATTCTTCATCTGTTAGATAAGTTTCGAATTCTCCGCTTTTAGCGGCATCTTCGATTCTTAAAGCTACTCGTTCTTTAACATTCAAGGTGTTTTCCGCCAATTCGCGAGCTCTTTCCGCAGACATAAATGGTTTGTCGCAATCATCCGCTACTGCGGAAGCTTCCGTCTTCGCGATCACTTTAAAATCTGTAGAGGCATCCGGAAGAGATAATTTCTCCTTAACTTGTTCGATCACTTCACCATATTGCTTGGTGTAGCATCGGCTCAATAAGATCACATCTGAAGATGGCCATTCCCCTACTTCGTCGCGGAATTTATAAGCGTCGTCTGCTACTTGGCGAATTTGTCGTGGAACCGAAAATGCGCTAGAATCTTGACGATTGAGAATCTTAACTATGCGCTTAGGTTCATCTAACAACATCAAACGACAAGTAAATCCGTTTGAAAATAATTCATCCGCAACGTCAATTACCAAGAATTTCAATTCCTGACGAGTAACCGGATCTTCATAATAAACAAATTCATTTTCTTTTACATCATTTGGGGTTAAATCATTCATAATCTTCTCCTAATCAAATTTCTCAAAATATACCGCATCGTAATAAACTTTGTAACCTAAATTAACGAGCTCTTCTCTGTACATTTCGACTAATACTGGCGGTAATTTGATATGATCTTCATCTTCTTTAATCGCTTCCGCTAATTGTTCTACGAACATCTTTTGGAAATCTGCTTGGCTAGTATAACGAAGTTGATTAACCTCATCCGCGCTAGGGATATTAAGTTCTCCCCGAACTTCGGGTGCTACTAACGCGATTTCTGAAGAGCCATCACCTTCCACTGTGGTAAGATCTTCCATTAATGCGCGATGCGCAAGAATTCGTCCATTCTCAATTTCTTCGGTTTCAGCAGATTTGGGTACATGATGCATCGAGGTATAGAACAAGCAATCTAAAGTAATAGAATTCTCTGGGATACCATAACCGTAACGATCGTCGTAAGATCGGTTTGAAATATACAGCCAGCGACGTACACCCTTAAAGGGGAATTCTGCGTATTCGCTAACGATAATTTCATTCCCGAGTTCTAGGTCATCCAATAATTGTAACTCTACTGGTTGCCAGTCATCGTTTCGATCGATTTCAGTAACTTCAAAATCATAAACTTTTCCGGTTACCGGATGTTCCCAAGATACTTGATCCCCAACTTCTAATTTGCGATAATTGATGTATTCTAAGTTACTCACAATCTTCTCCAGTTGCTTGCAAATACTTAAGTTTTAATTCATCCAATAAGCGTTGTTTGAACTCTTCTTTGGTTTCCAACATAAGTTCCAATTTGAAAAGGCGCCCAGTAACTTCAAAATCTTCATAATCCAAACGCCCATCGATGTGTAATTCTACCACATGATCATCCGTTAATTCAACACCTAATTGATCGCAGATTCGAAAAATGTCATCAAAACCGTCTACGGAAGTTTGACAAATTTCGATTTTTGCAGGTGAAGAGTTTTGGTAACCAAAACTATGAACATTTTGTTTTAAAATTTGAAAAATTGATAGAATCATTTTATTCTCCTTCAACCAACGAAGCTGAAAGTTCTCCGCATAAGCGGATGACTTCAGATCTGCGAGCTTCATATTCTCGTTTGATCATTGCGTGATATTCTAACGGTGACATCATTTCGATGTTTACACCATCACCACTGAATAAAGTATGAGTGGTGCAATAATAATTCTCGCGGAAATATTCCTGATTGATCGCTTCAAAATCAATCCAAAGTTGTTGTTTGATAATTTCCAACGCTTCATCAAAATCGCGTACCGCGAAGATTTGCCCAGAAACGTATGTTTCTTCTGTTGTAATGTGTAAAATAAATCTTTCCATTATCATGCCCCTGATTAACTTTATGTGATGTATTATAATAGAAACTTAAAATTAAATCAACGATTAAACCATATACCAATCTACTTCCGGATTGAAATCCCGAGGGAAGATCATTTCTTGGCCATCGCATTCCATTCTGAAAATGCCATCATCTATTTTCGAAAGAATTCGAAAATTCGGAAGATAGCTAACTAGTACGTTATTGCGAACTTCACGACCTTTGCAAACGCCGCTTCTAAAACTTGAATTGAATATTCTGAATGGGTTAATTTTGTCATTAAATATCTCCTGAAGTTTGAATTCTACGCTTTCGCGCAATCTCTTATCTCTTATGGGATGTATTATAATAGAAACTAACATAAAACACAATGCCCAAATCAAAGTTTCCACCTATTAAAGCAATAGATTTTACCTATAAAAAAAAAAATACCTCCCCCTCGCGGGGGGTTTTTTTTTTTTTTTTTTTTTTTTTTGTTTGTTTTCTTTCCTCCCCCCCCCCCGGGGCCGGGGGGTTTTTTTTTTTTTTCTA